GCGGTCGTGTCGGTTTCGTCAAGTTGATCAACGAGCACCGATATCTGGCCGAGGTTCCATAACCCGTTCGCTTGAGCGGTCATGATCCCCGCGGCCCGAGTCGTCGCGTCGCCTAAAGTTTTAATGCCCGTGTCGAGCCGGTACTCGCGGCGCCCGTATTGCGTGATCGAGGCGCTATCCGTTTGGGTCACTGACTCATCTGGCCCGTATGTCACAGTCACGTCGTTAATCAAAGGCGTCAAAGTTTTAGACCATGTCGGGGCGAAGATAACCCCGGGCGCTTCAAGGTTGAAGCTCGTTGGGAATAGCGGGTAGTCGGCCCACGTTCCGTCGGCCTCTGACCAGGTGCCGACCTGGTTAGCCCATATCCCGGGGAAAGTTGTCGAGCCCCGATTCCCGTAATCCTCGAAAATAATGCGGCCTGTCGGGTCGTCGTAATACGTGGCCCCGGTTCCTTGAGCGATACGTGCCAGGGCGTCGAGTGCTGTGGTTGGTTGCGCGTCGGCTTCGAGGATCGCGTAGAGCGTAATAGCCGGATCTCCCGCGTTAAGGTAGTCGAGGCCAGTGGCATCAAGTATTCCGGTTACCCTTTGCCGTGCGCTTTGCTCGATGTAGCCCGAGGCGCCGACATCCGTATAACCGAGTTTGGCGAGGTTCCCCATTGCGGTAATCGTCGTGATCGCCGTCGGGGTGCCCGTACTAATAAATGACACGTTCAGGTCACTGATAGCCCCGGTGAACCTATCGACACCATCGAAGGATATTGCTACCGTGTCGGCGAGTTCCAGTAGTGGGCCAGTGTCGCCACGTAGCACTATTTGCGTGTTCGAGGCGGTCGGGCTTGAGGTCACATCTGAGCGACCGTGGGCTACCGTGACGTTAAACTCGAATAAGTCCAGGTCGATTACCGACCCGGCCAGAGTGATTTCTAGTGTCATGTGAGCACCGGGGTGACGACGGCGCCACTACGGGCGTCCGAGTTGCGGATCACGTTGGCGATAGCCCGCGCTACTTGTTGATCGGTTATTAGTTGTTGGGCGGCTGTCGCGTCGGCTACTTTTTCTGCTCGGGCCGCTGTGGCTGCTGCTTCGACGTTGCGAACGGCGGCGGCCACGTCACTGGCAAGTTGCGTTTTGAACGCTGCACCGACTGGTTTAGCCATATTCTTACCCAATTTTTTTAGGGTTTCGCGTTCGTAGTCGAGTTGGTTGGCAAGCCCGACAACCATTGCGGCGGCCTGCTCGACCCCGGCGTTCATAAAGTCGGGCACTAAACCGAGTGCAAGCTCTTTAGTTTTGTCTTGAATGTTTACAAACTTTTCGTTAATTGTGCCCAATAAGCCTTTATCGCCTAACATCTCTTGACCGAGGGCCCCGCCAACTTCCGGGCCCAATCCCGCCATGTAGTCAATGAGCCGCTGGTCTACCTGCGAGTTTTGCAGGCCTTCAAGTACGTTGCCGAACCATTCGGCTTCGGCTATTTGAGCGTTAAAAGCGTCCACAAGTGCTACCCCGGTTTTGTTGCCTTCTTCATCGAATTGATCCGTAAAGGCTGAGCCCAGGTCGATCCCGGATAGTAGATTCCCCTGCATCGTGAGGGCGTAGTCGGCTACGGCGTTTTTCGCGTCTTTAAAACTTTGTATTTGAGTGCTGAGTAGTGCCTCTGTTGAGGCTATTGCTTTACCTACGTCCTCAGTGCTTTTTTCTAGGAATTTTTGGAATTTCGTTAGTTTTTCGACTTCTACGGTTGCGGATGCGGTCGAGCCGCCGTAGTTTCGTATTGTGTCTTCGGTTCCCTCTAATATCTTTTCGTATGCGGCTTGCCGTTCGGCTAGGGTCAGTACGCCGTAGGTCGCTTTGACGTTTGCGGCGGTTTGCTCGTTTGTGGCCGCTTCTACTTCCCTTAGACCGCCGAGGAAGTAGGGGAGGCCGTCGGCGGTTTTCTTTGCGGCGTTAGCAAAAACTATTAATTTGTCGGCGCTTATTCGAGCGTTTTCACCCACTGCGAGGATGCCGCTTACCCATGTGCCCAAAATTGGGATTAGGGGCAGAATGTTGTCTAATAGTGAGTTACCGGCGTCGCGCATGCCAAATACACCGGTTTCGTATTTTCCGGCCGCTTCTGTGGCGTCTTCGATCCCGCCGGTCAATCCTGCGAGTGCAGTAATCACCACGCCGATACCTGAGGCGAAGTCACCGAGGTCTTGCCCGGTGTCTTGGATAACTCCGGCCATTCCTCTGGACCCGCCCATAGCCTGCCCGGCGGCTTCCAGTGCAGAGACTAGGCCGATACCGATTTCGGCTTTAGCGTCTTCGACGGCGGCTTGTAAGATCTTTTGAGTGTTGGCTAGACCCTCAGAGGTTCGGGCAAAGTCCCCTTGAGCGTCTGTGGTTTGGGAAAGAATCACGTTGTGGGCCGCCAACACTTTTTGTTGTGTTGTCAAAGTGGTGGTGCCGTCACCGATCCCCATCGAGAGGGCGGCGGCCTTGAGTGCCGCGTCATCCATGAGGACACCGAAACGCCTGAGGGGTTCGGCTTCACCCCGTAACGCGGATCCAATAGCGTTTATTGCCTCATCGGGTGACGAGTTATTGAACGAGGCTAGGTCCGCTGAGAGGGTAACGAGTTCGGTTGAGAAGTTAACCAGGTCGCCGCCACTGAGCCCGGCAGCTTTACCGAATTGGGCGAATGTCGCGGATGCTTCCAGGGCTTGGATTCGAGTTTGACCTAGCCCGGTGACTGCATCGTCAGCAAAGTCCAGAATCGACTGCGATGAGTTGCCGAATATGACACCGACTTTGTTTTGTGTCTCTCCAAGGTCGGATGCCGCTTTCACTGCGTCTATGCCGACTTTCACGGCGAACGCACCGGCTGCGGCCCCGGCTGCCAAAAGAATCGGGCCCATATTGCGGCTTATCGACTCCCCAAAGCCTTTTAGACCGCCCTCTGCCTTATTTATGCCCGAGTTAAACTTTTTAAGGTCGGCGGCAAGGAATATGGTTAATGTTTTACCGGCCATTACATTACCGGCCATTTCCGGACGACACGGTCGACGGCTTTCGCCCATTCATCGAGTGCGGGCTTCTGGTAGGTGCGGGCTTCACTAATCCAGTCGCTACCTGAACCAAACGCGGCAGGCATACGATTACGGGCACCTTTAGCGGCACGACCCCGATTTCCTTTGTCTGACGGGTATCGCACCATCGTGGCGGATGCGCCACCACTAAAGGTTCTAGCGGCTTTACCGATCATGACTTTTGGGACTCGGTCGGATCCTGCCCGGACACTTTCCGCGATTTTGGCTCCCCATGGGCCCGCGCCCATAGCGGCTTCTTTCCACGCCGGAACCATGTGTTTTTCTGCAATAACTTTCGAAGACGCACGTAATTCTTTACCGGCGGCTTTACCGAGCTTTGAAAGATCGCGCAGTAGCGGGCCTAAACCTTCGATATAAACATCGAATTGCTTCGGGGCCATTACGCTAACTCCTCCATAATCGTGACGACCTCTCGGCCGCTAAGTTTCTTAACGTCTTCCATCGTCCAGCCCGTACGAACCGCTAGGCGAATGAGTAGTCTGCCGTGACTACCCTCTAAAAAGGTTCCGCCTCATCCTTAAGAATATCGACTTTTACCCGGTTTTTGCGGGCCCACGATTTCACGGTCTTAAGGTCGCCTGGTTCTTTGTCCTCCAGATAGAAGTAGGCGATTGTTAACCGCATCGCTTGCTCACTTGTGGGGCGGTTCCCGTTTAGTTCTTCATACATCATAAAGTCCACGGGCAGGGTTTCGACTTCTTTTGTTTCGTGATTATCTGACTCGATTTTTAGTCGTGGATACATAATGGGTTCCCCTTTTGCCTTATGCCGTTGCGGCGAATGTTACCGAACCGGTGAATGATGTCGATACGGTTACGACACCGTCGGCCGGGTAGGTGAGGTCGGCGGATTCGATGAACATCGCGGCCCCGGTCCACGTTCCTGACGTTGACTCGACCACGACCGCGACGGATGCGGCGGAGGCGATAGCGGTTTGCAAAGCCCCATACATGCCGGTCACTTCATCGAATAAGAAGTCCAAAGTCATGGTGCTGTTTAGGTCGGTTTGATCAAACGCGACCCCGGACAGGGTTTTAGTGCGAACGATTGTCGGTGTCGTGTTGATCGTTCCCGACGTGATTTGATCTTCGTAAGATGTCGCACCGATTGACACGGTGAACACGGCTCCAGTAACTCCGATTGCGGGCATGATTTATCCTTCTTTCATTTGTATGTTGACGTTAATTTCCGTACTCATTACGGTGCCTTGAGCGCCTAGGCTCAATAGTTGCGGGGCGTTGACTAACTCGACAACGAACACGTTAGGTATTTCAGCGAGCAACGTGTCGATCGCGTCTTCCGTTGTTTTTGTTGCCGACTCATTAACCCGTGGGTTTACGTTTACGAGGATCCGCCA